ATGGCTTTTGATTTACTGCCTTGTGCAAAATTAGACATTTGGATAATACGCCTGTGGTGTTATGAAAGTGCTGGATGATGAGCCGTCCTCAGCTAAAGCTCTTTGCAATTCATCTTCGTACAACATTTTCATTTGTTGAACCATTTCTGGTTTTTCTTTTTGACTTAAATAGTATGACAAACCAGCTGTCATGCATGGCACAAATCTGTATGGCACATCAGCCGTATTACTGTATCCACCTGCATCTTGTATTCTTTTTACAAAATAAATTGCTAGATGTTTTGCAGCAGCTGTTGTGTCTGGTGTTGGGTATACCGTTAACATAGTGTGATCAATAAATCTTTGGACGTAGTATTGTGAAGGTGAGCCCTTTGATAATTTGTTTGATAACCCAGAATAAGTTGATCTATTTATTTTAGTAAGAGCAGAATCACTTTGAGTTGTAGTGGCTCTATTGTCTCTTAAGGCAGCTTCTAAAATATCATCAACACCATATATGCCGTTTGTGGGTGCTGTAACAGCACTTGTTCCATCGTCAGAACTTCTAAAGAATTTATACTCTGCTTGTCCCTCTACAAGATCAACATTGGTTTTATCTATTTCCCAATAATGTAAACCTCTGTTAGCCCATTCTTGAAACATTATGTTCAAAGAACGTCTTGCTGATTTCAATTGATAACCACTAACAGCTTTTACACCTACACGATCGTAAGCTTCCTGTATGACGTCATCGATTAAGAAACCACTTTCAAAAGTAGTTGTACCTGATGTTGCCATCTAACCTCCTAGTTGAACGTTACTGTAACGCCACCAGTATTAGTTAAATCTAAAAAGACTCCTGTTTTAAATCTTATTCCGCTTCCAGGAATAAAAATTTGCAGTCCTTCTTCTCCAAACAAGAAAGTGTGTGCTGTGCCTGCTGCAGAAGTATTGTCATAAAGTATAACACTACAGTTGGCATTATTGCCTTTTGCTTGAATAGATGTAACTCTACAAGGTCCAGTTACTAATTGTCCATCAGCTGTTAGATGCGCAGTTCTTTGGTCCGATGTAAATGATCCACCACCTGCCATAATATTCTCCTCCTAAATTAGCGGGGCCGAAGCCCCGCATTAATTACTTATTAGCTTAAGTTATTATTCTGTATGTACAGAACAGTAATCGTAGCAGCTCCCGCAGTTGCAGCGGATCCTGTTTGATTGTACGTTGCAACAACGTTAACATCAGAAGCTCCAATATCGATTAAATTTGGAATCTGTGAAACATCTGAAGTTGCTAAAACTCTAGCCGCAGAACCTAATGCAAGTGCATCAGCAAATTTATCAGCTGTAGTACCATCACCTAAATCTAAAGTGTTAGTAGTGCCAGCGTCAAAAGCTGTAGTTACGTCAACAGTTATTTGAAAAATCTGACTGTTTGCAGGTAACGTTGCAATTGTAGTAGTTGTTCCATTAGCAGCAAAAGCAATGTTTGCTGATTGTGCCATTAGAGCGAAACCAGTATTTTTACTTGCTCCTTCTCTAACTGTGCCGGCCTTAATTGGACCGGAAAAAGTAGTTGTACCCATGTGTGTATCCTCCTTATAAATTTAACACAGTCGCGAGGCCGTCAGGTCAAGTCTGTGTTTCTTTGAATATACGCTTTTAATTTTATGATTGCAAATAAAAAGGGCGGCCGAAGCCGCCCTCTTAATAGGTTTATAACCTTACGCTTATGCGCCTGGAGATCCGAAGATACCTCTAGGATCAGAGAAGCCGAAGCTGTATCTTTCCCTAGCTTTATATCTAACGTTACCAGTTTCAAAATCGCCCTCAAGAGCAGTTTTGATTGGCGCACGAACCATATGCTTAAGTCCGTTAGGAACATCAGTCTTAATGAAGAATGCATCTGGATCAGATAGGAAGTTATTTACCACGTATCCTTGTGGTATCATTCCCATAGATGCGATTGCATTAGTATCATTATCAGCTGTTCCAACTCTTTGAGCAGATTTCATGATTCGCTCAGCTGTGAATTGTAGCTCAGAAGGTATAATTAGTTTCATACCTCTAGCAGCAATTTTTAAGCCACGCTCATCAGTAAGCTTGCCAATGTCAATCAACGATTGCTCGATAGATGTTTCAGAAAGGTCAGCAGATACTAACAATTCGTTAACAAACTTTCCAGCAACAGTCGGGTGACCAGCTGCTCTGTTGGCAGTTTGTCCAGAACATAGAGATGCTCCGTCACCACCAGCTTGTGCAGTTGAATCGAACGCGTTGTTCAATACTGCAGCAGCTTTAACTTGCTTCGTTTGAGCCATAGATCTTGCTAGTGCTTTAGTATAACGAGTAGAAATCTTGTCATACAAGTTATCTTCAATCGCTTCTTCAGTGATTGCGAACGCGAGAGCAATTGTCTCGTGTTGATATCTTGCAGTGAAAGTTTCCTGCGCGCTATCGTAAACCACGCCAGATCCTTCTGACTTAACAGCAGCTTTGTCAAAACCAGATAACATTACTTCTTCTTCAAAAGCTCTGTCACTGTTTTCTGTATCAAAGATTTCTGCGTGTTGGTTTTCATAGTTTTTGTACTCAAGTCCAAACAATGCGTTCAGACCTGGCTCTAGCTCTTTTGCTAGTTGTTGTCTTGATATAGCCATTATTTATGTCCTCCTGCTATTATTTGTACAAGTGTTCATTAATTAAAACGTTGTACAGCGCATTTGCTGAACCAACAGTGTTGCGGCCTTCCTTTTGAGAGATTCCGATAACACGAATGTTAACGTTACCCGCTCCAAAGTTTGCTGAGGCTGCTTCCATTAATGAAGTACCAGTTGTGTCGTTACCTCCACCTGCATTGATGTCTGTAGTGTTCCCAATGTTAGATTGAGCAGATGCTCCGTCACCTTGTATTTCAAATACTTGGTATGGATCATCATATACAAACACTTTTGCCTGTTGTGAGGCAGGACGGTTGTTGATGAATTTAGGTTTTCCGTCGGAATCATCGAAAGTTGCACCCCAAAAAACACCTATGAAAGCTGTGTCAGCACCAGCACCACGTTCTACATTACCTGCGTTTAGTTTAACTATATCGCCTTGATAAATTTTTGTAGCGTAGCTTGAAGCTGCATCATATTCATTCATTTTTTGTGGAGCACCACTACCCATTTTCCCAATAGGATTAAACCCGTTTGGCGCGTCTAAATTTGCCATATGTTTTACCCTCCTTAAAGGTTATTGGTTAAATAGGTGGCTGAAATATGTAAATACTATTTCTTAGTACCACCAAAAGTTACACGAGTCTGCCTCTCTTGATTGATCGGCATACTTGGGTGCTGTTCCTTCAAGACATCGTTTTCTAAAGCATCATTACGATCTTGCGTCATTTGTTTATAATACGCTTCACGTTGCTTTGCGAGCTCTTCGGGTATCCTTGCCAGCACAAGGCCACCAACTCCTATGACACCTTCATACTTACCTGAAGTTATTGACGGATAACTTTCGTTTGGATATTCATCAGCTCTGACAAATTCCCAACCAGATCTCAACTTACCTGTTACGTTTTTGGAATCATCCGATCCCATTGACTCAGCTCGTATCCATCTGTGTCTGTACCCGTCTGGTGCAGGCGGTGCATCTAGTGATGATGGGGGAGTCCAAACCTTTGGCTTTTCTGTTTTCGCCCTAGTTTGACTCGCGCGAGTGGTTTTCATTTTATCGTTTTCCATATGCTATACCTCCTTCGCGATTAATTGTTTCGCATATTCTTCGAGTGGCACGCCTAGTCGTTTAGAAATAGCTACCTGTGAGGGCGTGAGCTTCACAGTTTTTCTGCGTCCCTTTGTGGCCGGACGTTTTGCACTTGCAACGTTCTGAACAGGTTGTTCAGCCGTCGATTCACTATTTGTATCAAATTTATGCGGGAATTCAAGTCTTATTCGTTTATCGACTTCCGTATAATATTCGTCAGAAGCAGGGTCAAACCCCTCTTCTTCTACAAGTTTCTTGTGAATATCAAAAGCGGTGTATGTCATTGCATTATCTACACCAAACCAAGTGTTTTTTTGAGCCCAAGCGTCTGCTTTTGGGTCAGGTGGTGGTACAACTGGTGGAGTAGCCGCTTTAGTTTGAGCAGGTTGAGCAGGTTGTTCAACTGTTTTTTCCTCCTGAAGTTCTTTAAGTTTACCCAATCTATTGGCTTCCATAGCGAGTGTTGCAATCTCTGTTTGAGCAGCAACTTGATCATCAATGTTACCTGTAGCGATAGCTTGAGCTAGTTTTGCCTTTGCCGCCTCTACGTTTGTGGTGACTCTTTTTTCAAACTCATTTGTATAAGTTTCATCAAGAGAACTATATTTCTTTTTCATTCTCTCAACTTCTGCTTGTTGACCTTTTGCAAAAGTTATAGCCTCTTCTCTTTGTCTTTCAGCTTCTCTCATTTTTTTAGTAAGTGAAGCTATTCTGGCTTTTACACCCTTGCTATAATTTTCCATTTCTGATGTCTGTTCTGTAGCCTCTTCGGCTTTAACAGGTTCAGCAGGTTTATCGGTAACCTCTACTTCCGGTTTTTCTTCCGGTTGTTCTTCTTGTGGCGCAGCGTCAAGATCAATTTCTTGTTCTTGTTCGTCTGTTTCACCAACGTCTATTTTCATTTCTTCGTCTTGCATAGTGTCCTCCTCTATGATTACATTGCGTGAATAAGATCTTTTGGATCATCTATTGTTCCAAGTATCTCATCATCGTTTAACATTCTTATTTCACCACCATCAATCTCCATTCGTGATCCTGCATATCTTGCAAAAATCACCCAATCTTTTTCCTTGCACCACGGACCTGTTGGATATCTATCTTTGTCTGCATAACAAAGCGGACCCATTTTTAAAACATAACCAACCTGTACGGCTGACCTCGCTCTGTCTAGTGTTTCTTGTGCAATAATAATTCCACCTTCACTTTTTTCTTTAACTCTAAAAGGCATAATTAAAATACGCCAACCTGTAGGATTTGGTAATTTTTCTAAATTTGTTTTGCTTGGTTCTTCTGTAGCTTCTTGATCTTGTTTTTCGTATTTAGCTTCTAATGCGTGTGATGTTGTCATCGTTATTTGGCTCCTTTGGTTCTAGCAGGTTAGAGAGTTCCTGATTTATTGTATCGATCGCATGAATCTTACCTATTATATATTTGTATTCTTCCATTGTGTCAATCCCTCCGTTTGCGAGGGTTTGGACGAGAGTGTCCATCTGAGCTTGCATGCTCCTTTTTATTTTGTAGATCACGTTTATCGGATCTGTAGCTTCGGACATATTTTTTCTCCTTATCTCCTAGTTGTTCCCAGAACACGTCAAGCGGGTTCTTGGGTTTATTGTCCCCCATTTTTTCCCCCGATGTATGATTAAGTCAAATTACTTTTTCTTAAAAATATCTGCGCCCTTGAGTCCGTATATCGAGGCGACCACGCCGATAAACAAGCTCTGGTACCAGAAAGGTAGATTTGCAAACTTGTCAAAGAATACATCTATCTTTTCTTGTATTGTTGGGTCATCGCTAAACACACTCCATATCAACAATAAAATCGGCAAACTTATGAGGATCAAAACGAACTCGTCTTTCCATCCCTTGTCGTTTGACTCTCTCACTGTTGCTTGATACTCGATTTCGCCATTAGCCATTTTCTGTGCATGCAACATAGCAGCATCTGACTCGAGCATTTTACGCTGCTGTCTATTTTTCATAATATGGGTGCCAGCGCCGATTGCTAGTTTGACTACGTCAAGTATCATTTGATTATGTGATTATTCCTATGATGATTATAACGATAACAGCGGCACCGATGACTTTGGTTTTCCAACCCATCTCAGTCCACTTATCTATAATTTTTGTTCTTAGTGATTCGATCATGTGCGTCTCCTCTTCTTTTTTACACCTGCTTCGCTTAGTGCGATAGCTAAAGCTTGCTTCCTATTCTTAACCTTTTTCTTAGATTTTCCAATATTTAATTTTTTATTTTTAAACTCACGCATTACTTTGCTGATTTTCTTTTCTTTTTTAGAAACACTTTTACCTGTTTGAGAACGTGTTATTGCCATTAAGCTGTAAAATTAGTCATTAAACTATCAGCAATTGCTCTTGCTTGATCTTCAGGATAACCTGCATCGATGTATCTTTGGTATGTTTCTTGTTTTAATGTATCACCACCAAACATCATTTCTAAAGGAAGTTCTGTATCAACAATAGTCTGAGCTTCTGCTATTCTTCTTTCATCAGCTCTGCCTCCTCTATCTGGACCTGTGTCTGGTGCCGGACCTACATCCATACCCAGTGCCTCTGCTGCAGATACGAGCCCCATAGCTACTGTTCCTGGAAGGCCGAACCCTAAGCTGACTAAACCTTTCACTGCATTTTCTGGAGTAAGAAAACCTTTTACTGTGTCCACAAAACTTTTTTTCTCTTTGTCTGTGTCTTTGTCCTTGTCGTTTTTGTTTGAATCATTGCTTGGTCCACCTAAAGACGAACTAGTGTCGCCATGACCACTAGGATTAGCCCCAACACCATCGGGTCCGACACCCATACCAAAACCACCACCAGGAGTTCCAGCGTCCATGCCACCACCCATAAATCCTACACGACCACCTTTTGCCAAGTCATCTATCAGCACACCTGCTCTCATCATTTCTTCTCTTCTTTCAGCAGGTGATAGTTCAATAAACCTTATATATTCCTCCTCAGTTAATCCTTCAGCATAACGCTCTTCAACATCTTTGTAACTCATACCACCCATGTCAAAACCAACACGACCACCAACGTTATAACCTTCGTCAATATCAGTCATCTCATCATTTACAGATTCTACAAGTTCACCCATAAAGTCCAAATAACGAAGGGCTTCTTCGTCTGTCATCTTCAATATTTCAGGGTATTGTTGCGATTTAGACTCTAAAAAATCTTTGGTATAGCTCACGATTCCTCCTTAACTACTGCATTCATCTGCTTTATTCCGTCTTTTGCAAGTGATACAGACGCCCTTAATTTAGCATGTTTATCGTCTTGTGCGAGCTTTTCTTCAGCAACTTCACGGTTAGAAATGAGTCTTAAAGCCTCCATTTGTGCCTTTGTTTCACCCTCATCCTTCTTTCTAGCCTCTTCTTTTGCTCTAAGTTGTACTTCTTCGTTCTTTAATCTTAATAATGGGTCCGTATCTAGCTGATTGAGCACTTTTTTCTCTTCTTCTAGGTACTCAGCCATAATTTCAGCGATTAATTGTGCTTTTCTGGCCTCCATTTTGGTATTTAGCTGCTGCATTTCTTGTTGTAACGCCATAAATTGCGGATTTTGCTGTATTGCTTGTGGATTTGGCCCTAATTGAGCTGTCATTTGCTGTGTTTCCATCGTAATTTGCTGAACTCTTTGCAATTCTTCCTTAAATTCTAGCTGAACTTGCTCTGTTCCCATCAAAGCAATGTGTTCTAAGATATTTTTTTGTAATAAACCCAAAACTTGTGGGTTTGTTCGTGCAATTTGTGTACCCATGAAAGATAAATGGGCATCCATGTGAGCTTTGTGGTCTTGTCCTGGGTATGCTTTGAACGGCGTGCCTGCAAGTGCCATCATATTTTCAACTGCAGGGTCCATTGGAGCCGGCGGTTGTGGCTTTTTCAAAATTAAGTCAATGTCTTTTACACCAAGTGCTTCATACATATCACGATAAGCTTGATACATGTTGTGCATTTTTGGATTTGACATAGCAAGCTGTAATTGTGTTTGCGCAACTGTAATTCTTTGTGTCTGTGAAAAGACGTTTGGATCTGCAACAGGTATAATATCTATTCTATCATCAAAGTCTGTAGCCTTAACTTGTCTCTGTCCACCTACAACATCGTAAGGATAGACAGGCGGTAAGTATGTTTTGAATGTATTTGCAAGCAACATGAACTCACACTTCATCGATTGATATAATCTTTTGTGAATAGCAGACATAACCCGCGATCCACGCTCCAAGAGCGCTACGGTCGTTCCTACCGCTGCTCCTTGATTACCATCACCCACTTGCATATCAGCAATGGACGCGAATCGTTGACCGGAGTTTACTACAAAGTCTAACAGTTGTAGAAGCGCTGGGTTTGGTCCTTTGAAAGGTAATGGCATGAACGCGTCACGGAGATTGCCTCCAGGTGCATCAACATCACGAAACTCTCCCGGCTGCAACGGTTGAGCTTCATCACGTACTCTGATGCCTCGCATCTTAAATCCGGACGGAAGATTTGCGAGTGTTCCTGCGTCTAATAATTGTCTGAGTGCTGCAGTTGCAGTTCGAGACAATCCACCGATCATGTGAATCAGACCAAAACCATAAAATCCTAAACCTGGTAAAAACTTGAAGTGCACAAAATAATCTCTTTTTGTACGAGTCGGGTCTTGTGCATTATAGTTTCTTCTAATAGATAAAATTCTTCCTGAGCCCTCGTCAATCGTTACAATGTAAGGCAACTTCAATCCTGTCGGCTCCATTGTTTCCATGTTCATGTCTTCAAAGCCAGGAATGTCAAGCTCACAGTGAGCTTCTAAAATAGTAAATACTTCATCGCTGTTTGGTTCAAAACCAGTGATGTCATCTTTTTTATCTGTAACATCATCCGGACTTGTCGTGTCTGGACTCAAATCAATTTCTCTGTAAAAACCTGATAGCTGTTGTTTTAAAACATCGTTACCTGTCATTTTGATTGAGTGAATGATGCACTCTGCATCTTCAAGTGATGTCGCAGCATATGGTACATACAAATCTTCTGCGGGTACAAACTTAGACACACAACGCTGCATCACGCCGTCAAAATAAACTTTTTTGAATGTTGATCCAGATAAAGGCAAATTAAATAACATTTGATCAAACTCAGGCTCGTACTCTTTCATGTTGACCATGAGCTGATAGTTCATAAATTCTTTGACACGCTCAGCCTGCATTTCTCTTTGCTCGTCAACCTTACCAACAATCTGTGTTCTTACAGGACCAGAGGCCGGTAGTAATTCTTTGTACGCCAACGCTTGAAACTGTGTAACCGCTTCAGCTAAAACTGGATGTGTTGCACCACTTGCACCTTGGAAAGGTTCTGCTCTGTTTTCATATTTAAAACCAAGCAGGTCCAAACCTTTTGTGTATGTGTCTTCCCAATCTTTTCTTGATGCTTTGTAACTGTCAAACTGTTCTAGTATTTCATTACTGACTTCTTGAAGAATTTCTTCTTCCAAAAACATTGTAAGGTTTTCGTCGTGGTTTACCGTTCCAGCTCCCGCCATTGCATTTGGATCAAAATCTATTTCAACACCACCGTCTTCTGTTTGTGTCATTTCAATAGGTGGCTTTTGTTCTTGTGCTAAAGTTTTTTGCAGCTCACCTAATTGTTGTTCTGGTCCTAAAGCTTTTGCTGAAGTTCTAGTTTTTTGAAAAACATTTTTATCTATTGCCATTATCTTTTCCTCTTAAATAAAGTGCCAACACCGCCGCCGTTAGCCAATCCATATTTGTTTTGATATCCTTGTCTATACAGTTCTTCCAACGTTTGATCAGGTATAGCTCGTGCTTCTGCTTTACTTAAACCCATATTGTATGCAAAGTCTGCTCTAATAGTTTCTTTGATAATTACCTTATCCATTTGAGCTCTTGTTAGTTTATCGTACCTTGGATCGTTTTGTACCATGTCTCTGATGTCTTCAATAGTTGGCTGACCTGGTTTTGTACCTTGCTGTGTAATCACACCCTCTTCGTCTCTTATGGTTTTTCTGTACTCAAGATCCGTGTCTGGATCCTCAATAACATTTTTAATTTGTTGTTTGTCTGCAACTTTATCAGGAGCTTTCATTCCAAATTTTTTCATAAACTCCATAAGTTTTTTACTAGCAAACACCCCTGCGTTAGCATGAATACGGCCGCCCATTGCAAAACCATCGTCGTCGATTGGGTCTTTTTTCCTTCTTCTAAATTCTGCAAGATCAATAATATTGTCTTTGTCCACCTCTTCCATCAGTTTGGCAAGTCCTCCTGGTTGAGTCATCTTGTCAAAGTTTTTTGGATCAGCCATTTTCTCTTCAACTTGTCTAAGCTTTTCTTGTTGAACATCTAACTTTTTCATGGCTTCATCTATTTCAGTCTGAATGCCTTTTGGTTTAGGTATACCAACATCTGTTTTACCCAAATCTTTATAGGTTGCATCATCCGTTGACAGAAAACGAATTTCGTCATCAGTCAGTCCTAAATTCTTTTTAGGTTTGTTGCCTGAGAAAATATCTTTGTATTCATCTGCTTTACTTTTTCTAGGACCAATGGCTTCCATGACTGTTCTTGTAATGTCGTCTTTATTTCCCATCAGGTATTGCACTTGAATATATTCTCGTAATCCCTCGTCGTCTAAAATAGCTAATCGTTTTGGATCATCAGGTGCATACCCCATATTCACCTCAGTACGTATGGCGTCTCTTATCTCATCAAAAGTTGCACCTGTATCTTTAGAAATTTGTTTTAGTAATTCCTCTATCGATTCTTGTCCTGCAACTTTAACACCCGCAAGAGGACTGCCTGCTTCATACGCATCTATTTGATCTTGTATTTGTCTTAGTTGTCTTAGTTGTTCGTCTATCTTTGAAGTGCCCTTATCAACCATTGCGATTGACTCTCTAACTTGATCAGCAAGTTTTGTTGCCTCAGACCGCGGAATATCTTTACCGCGTAATATTCTTTTTAAAAGTGTTCCTGCTATCTCTAGAAGCTCATAGATCTTATTCATTAATAGTACGTCCTCTGTTGCTCAGGAAGGTCTTCATCCTCGTAGTCGTCTGGGTGATCAATGAAGCCCCCTTGTCTAAATCTCATTACTGCTTGAGTCATGCTATCAACTAAGTCATCGTGTTCACCTAGCGGAAATGCAGCGCACTCCTCAATCACTTCTTCAGCAAACTTTGTATCTGGTGCCCAGATCTGCCCCGCTTCGAATAACGGTGCTACAGCGTTCACTCTAGTATGTTTATCATTTCCCTTGCTTGGTGTAAAGTTAATAACTGGTATTCCCAGTTTACGCATTTCATAGGTCAACGGCAGTCCTGAAGCTTTGGCCTCAACGATTACTGTTTCTGGTTTCCAATAATCAAACTGCTCTTTTGCAATACGTCTAAGTTCTGGAAACTCAAATCGATCCTTTATACAGTCCAAAAGTATAAGCCCCGGTCCACTGTCCTCGCTGGGTCTAAACACGCCCCAGGTGGTAATGGCGCTGAAGTCAGCCGTTTCTTTCTTCATGAACGCCGTATCGTAGGATTGTATGACATGCTGCAAAGCAGGTATATCGTCGTGTTCCCACAGTCTCCACCACTCTCTTTTGATGATTGACCCTTCTTCAGCTGTTGGGTTTTGCTGGTATTGTGCGTTCCATTTTTGTATACTTACGGATGCTTTTACAGCCTCTAATTCTTCTTTTTTCCAATATCCAGGCCAAACTGGATTCCCTGATGGTAAGATTGCTGGGAACTCAATCACCTCCCACTGATCTGCTTTTGGTTCTTTTTGTGCTCGTTGTAGTTTCCCTGTTAGGTCAGCTACATTCCATCTTGTCATAACAACAATAATACGACCGCCAGGCTGAAGCCTTTGCCGCGGTCCACTGGTATACCATTCGTAAACCCTGTCGAATGATGCAATGTTCATCGCATCTTGCTCCGAGTGTGGATCGTCAATAATTAACAAATCAGCACCACGACCTGTAATCGATCCGCCGACACCGGCTGCATAATATTCGCCGCCTTGATCTGTCTCCCATTTACCCGCAGCTTTTGAGTCTTCTCTGAGTCTTGTGTTAAATATTTTTTGATATTCTTCCGTGTCGATAAGTGACTTGGCCTTACGACCAAACCTCACGGCTAACTCAGCGTTGTTCGTGGCTTGAATTATTTTTAGATTAGGTTGTTTACCGATCATCCATGCAGGTAGAAAGTTTGATGCAAACTCTGACTTTGTATGTCTGGGTGCCATGTTTATTATCAATCGTTTTATTTCACCACTTGCAACTTTATTAAATTTTTCTGACATAATTTTATGGTGTTCGCCTTCTATAAATTCAGGCCACATGTATTTTACAAAATCTAAAAAGTTTGTTTTGATACTCTCTTCTTTTTTCTTTTCATCAAGAAGCAGCGCCGTTCGTAAATATTCTTTTTTAGTATCGGGTGGTAAGTTTTTTATTTGTTCGGGAGTTAGCATTTGAAAAAAATTTCTAAAAAATTTTTGCAGTTTATGTTTTTTTGTGAAAACGATTTTAAGCCATATCAAGGTGCAAATCAAGCTATATATAGTACATATATGGGACCCCTATACTATATTTGGGGGGTGGGTGGGCCCAAAAGGTTCAAGGTTTGTGATTTTTTTGGGACCCCTCGACTTGACAAGTGGTCGTGAATAGGGTTAATATGTGGGAAAATAATAGAAAGGATATATTATGTTATTTATTATTCCTGTAATACTTCTAAATGTTTGTGGTTTGTTAATGGCTGTTGCTGGGCAACCACTATTTGGACTTGCTTTGTGTGGGCTGTCGTTCCTGTACATTGCTAAACAATTCATAGACTAATCATCGGCCCTCTTCGGAGGGCCTCCCCCTTTTCTTTTTTACTAAAGCCTCAAGCCTCAAGCGGGTGGGTGGGCCCGCAAGCAACAAGCTTGTTGGGGGTTTTACACGCATAACTACGATACCCCCAACAATCAATTCACTAGAGAGAAGCCACCGCTTGCTACAACTGCAACAGTCGGTTGCTCTTTATCGTCTAGCTTTATGTTGTTCATAGCTTGTGAGAGTCTTGTCTTGGTCTGTTCACTTACTATGGACAATTCCTTGCCTATGTCAGAGTTCTCGAAGTTTACGCACTCTCTAACATTAGTCCAATATTGTTCTACATCGCCAATAAACTTCGCTTGGTCAATGATAGAGTTCATATCAGTTATGAGTTCGTTCTTTGTTTTCCATAACTCGGTGTGTGCGTTCATCAGCATTGATTTAGATTTCTCAAACAACTTGAGCATTTCCCAATCAGCTTCATTTGACATCATCATACAACGAGAATGACAACTACCACTCACAACAAGTTTACGAAACTTACCATAGTCGCTATCACTCACACTTGGTGTGTGGTCAGTCCAACCATAGTTCCTCTCGTCTGCAAACAAAGCAAAGTCCTCGTAAGTTCCATTAGCCCTTGCTACATCAGCGAAGTCTTGAGATAACTCACTTCTTAACTTTGTGTAGTGTGGGTTTTCTGCCTTGCCTGTGCAGTCATACTCAACCTTGATAGTCGCTTGGTGTCCTTTGGCTTGTAGCTCTTTGTGATACAATGCCAAGTATTCATCAATGCCCATTGTAAAGCTGAATTGTTGTTCACTTATGTCAGCGAATTGTGGTTTGAAATAGAAGCAACTGTCAGTCGTAGTAAACCTATCGTAGCTTCTGCCTGTGTCATACTTTTTAAGTATCTTCATATCTGCCATAGGATAATGGTGTTCCACTTGTGGTGTAATCACATTGTCCCAAACATCATTACGGACACTTCTAAAGTTATCCTGTGCAAGTTTTAAATCTTCCTCAACTTGCATAGGCATATTGTTGTAAACAGTATGCGACCACTCTTTTTTGAGTAGTCGTCTTTTCTGTTCGTTTAGTCTTATCTTTTCCATAATTGTCCTTTCTAGTTATGGTTGTTGATTATCTTCTTGTATCACATTTTGTGATATGTTGTCTACAAAAAAAGCAAAAGCTTCTTTATTTTTATTGAGCCACTCAGTCATACAACTGAGGCTATGGAACCGCGCATATTCTAGCTTGACTTTGTCTGGGGTCCTCCAGCCGAACTGAGGATAAGAGTAATAAGACTTTGGATAATACTTCTTACCGCAGTTCTTGCAAAATCTGGCGGTACTCATTGTACCGCCTCGCTAGTTGGGAACTTTGCAACTCGCCCTGTGATATTAAATATATCTGTGAAAGTTCTGTACCCAACGATAGTGTGTTCTTCGTTATCCATAGCAACACAAGTCACCGCTAGTTTACCGTTTTTGGTTTCCCAAATTTTAGATTTTTCGTCCCAATAACATCTGCGGTGTTCTATCTGTTCTCGTTTTTTGCAGTAGTGACAAATATAAAAGTGATCAGCACCTTTAAGTGCCTCGATTACATCTGTCTGATTTTCGATTATTTCGTTTAAGTCTTTTTCTAACATAAAGTTTCCTTTCTAAGTGAATTTAATTATTTTTATCAAATTAGGTTGACATTGTCAACTATTATCCCATATAAATATTCAGGCCCTATTACTGCCCTGGTGCATGCGACCAGCTGGTGGGAAGAGGGCCTGGTACAATAGGCCTTCTATGCTAGGCGCGACAGCGTTAGTTGAAACCGGGGTTTGGCCTTCCCGGGCCACGCGCGGCCTGGCCCGGTCTGACCGTTTGGTTTTATTAGCCGGGCCAAGCCGCAAGCAACAAGCGGCAAGCGTAAAAAATATTTGACATGAAGATTACGTGTGGTATGATCCCATATAATCTTAATAGAAAGGAAAAATTATGGATTATTTAGCATTAAAAATACCTGCTGACATAAAGCAGAAAATTACAGCTCACACTGTGACGGACCAGCTGCCACCAGAAGAGGGTGGCGGGTATCCATTCAAAGGTGATAACGGCGCCTATGAGTTATGCAGCACTGACATGCTGCAGATCGTGCCCGCGGCGTATACGGACGTGAAGCGCGGCCATCACCTGGAGGGGGACCTGTACTGTGATGAAGAGGGCCTAATGAAGAACAGCCCGCACAACTGGCGTGCTTCACAAATGCGCTATTGGCACATGAAACCCCAGGAGGACCAGCTCACACCGGACTGGCGCGACTGGTGCCATATCGTCGGTGACGCTGCCTTTGTGGTCCCAGCCACTGAGGAAAACCTGGCGATGATGGAGGACATCCTTGACTCGTAAGCGTAACTGCTACGGACCTGCCCCGGACATCCGGGGCACGGCCCATGAGTACTGGATCGAGCGACGTCGACGCCGACTCAAGCAGCAAGCAACAAGCAACAAGCGCCGCGGGCGGGTGGGCCCCAAAGCTTCAAGCAACAAGCCTCTTGACTTGTGGACCCCGGTAGGCTAGTATGGGATTTTATTAGAAAGGACATAACTATGAAAAAGAATAAAGACTTTAAATTAAAAAAACATGCGTTAATACACACGTACAAAACGGAGAAAGAGCTCAACGAGTACATGGACCGGCACCACGGGACAGAGAAGTTCTTAATCTACATGGGCGCGGCGCTGTGCTGGAACATGATAGCCCACTGGCAAGAAGAGGGCCATTCAGAATGAACGCGGCGCAACGTAAACTAATCACGGGGGGCTTGTCAAAGCCCTCCAAGATGCCGGGCTACGCGTACAACTTGCCCGCGATACATTGCAAGACTGGCAGCAAGCTGGCTCAGGTGCCGGGCACCACGTGCCACGGCTGTTATGCACTGAAGGGCCGTTACCGGTTCCCGAACGTCATGGACGCCATGATGCGAAGACTTGCCAGCATTCACCGGCCCGACTGGGCACGGACCATGGCCGCGGACATCAACGCCCGCCGGTCCCGCTGGTTCAGGTGGCATGACTCCGGCGACATCCAATCAGTTAAACATCTATTGAAAATATTCCAGGTCTGTCGCATGACGCCAGACGTGGCGCACTGGCTGCCCACACG